GGCAAATCGCATACGATCAGATGTGGCGTTTTGCCGGCGCTAAGGCGTACAAATCCCTCTGCAGTATCGCCCCAGGAGCGGCCGGTACGTACCTGTCCGTAGTGAAAACGATAGTGCTGTGTAGGCGTGTTGCGCCGTATGCAGCGCACGCGCCCCTCAAAGAAGCGGATAAGCACAAGCGGCGTATCATCGAAGTACAGCTCAGGATGGTAGATGGCCGCTTTAGGTCGAGAAATCGTAGATTGAGACATCGTCTGGTATCCCAGGATAACGCCGTTGAAGCTTCGTCACCGCACGCCCGTACGTGTCTACAACGTCAAGTCGTGCCTGACGTGCGACCTCGTCGACCAGGACGTTCAGATTGACCCGATCGCGCGCAACGAAATGAAAGCTGAGTACGAAACCGCGCTTCTGGTACTCGTTGAATGCGGACCAGAGTTCGCGATGGGACCGTCGTGATGCTGGATGGTTACCAGCTGTTGCGATGATCTCTGAATCGGTGATGAGATGCGCCTGCATCTGACGGCCTGCCTGCTGGGCTTCCAGCCGTCGATTGCGTCCTGGTCCGTCTTTACCGGTATACCAGGACAACGCATGCAGATACGGGAAGAGCTCACCCAGTGTGATCGTCCCTGTGTTCATGGCGCCAAAGAAGAGCTTACGTGCGCCGCTCATCCTGTCGATGAGTACCGAGGCCCAGCCTGCTCCTTGCTTCCAGCCCGTGCCGGAGCCGTCCCCTATGATGATTACGTCCCAGTCAGTGATCTTGAGATGAGTCAGGAGGTCCGCCAAACGCGGAATCCCTGGTAGCTGCACCTTCCGCTTGCCCGGCACCTTGCGGCGCGGCTTCGGCGGACTGTTGCTTGAGGGCATCTATTTCCTTCTGCAGCGTATCACGTGTCTGCGCTGCCAATGCGAAGTGGGCTGCCATGCCTTCTGTGTGCGTCTGTAGCAGACGCACGGACTGCAAGCACATGCGACCGAGCAAGTCCGGATCGTGGGGATTGCCTAGCACCAAACACTGGGGCAGGGGGTCACCAACGGACGGATTATAGGTCAATGCGATCGCAACACCATCCAGCTCTGGCACATCGTCGAGCAGCGTGCGGACAGCCTCTGTGAGGCGCTCAGCAACCTGCTCATTGAATCGTTTACGTTCAGCCATACTTGTTCCTGTGAACAAAATTGACTAGCTATTTTCAGGATCGTCCTCGAGCCCCCAGCGGTCAGTATAGAGACCAATGAGGATGGACAAACGAGTAGCCGCCAGAGAGTAGATCGGCACCTTGACGATCATACTCCATGGCGGCATCAGCCAAAGGCTGGGTAGATAGAGGAGCACTATGAGCCAGAACGCGACATGATATGAGAGACACAACCGGCAACTAGCAAGCTGGGCGACTATGGCGGGCGCCCGCACACTGAGCCAATCACGCGTGTCCTCAAACAGGCCGTCGGGATGGAGCCACGCATTTACGATAGCCCCGGTTGCAGCAACGATAGCTACAAAATCCAGCCAGCACATAGCTACTTATCCTATCATGGTGTGTGTTTCACTGCGTTGTGAAACCCTTCATGACGCAGTACGCCACGTAGATTGCACCACCCATACAAACAAGCGGTATCAAGGCCGGGAGCCCCTCACAGAGGCTCGCACAGCCGATGCCAACCGCTCCAAATAGGATGGCGGTAGTTAGCCAGCTCTTGAACACGTTAGTCTTCCGGTCCAATGTGCCACGGGTCGTTCACGTCACCTTCATCGACGCCAGTAGAGGGACGGTCAGGTGCCGGGAAGCCATCGCGTAGCGTGCCCGGGAGCGGCAATGGCCGATCCAACGGATACGCATGCATCAGACTATCACCGGGGACCATGGTCGGTACTGGGCGACGGAACGTCGGCCGCAGTCCTGCCCTCTCCAAGAACAACCGCGCATTTCTGGTTACTGCCATAGCGGCTCCAGGCCGAGAGTATGAGGCTTCACATTTCAGTAAGCCAGTGCTATCATATCACAGATAGCGGATCACCATCAAGATTAGCCTAGCGGGGCAGATGGTGATGATTTGTCGTAAAGTCAGGACGAACACGGGGTCAACATGGACCAGCTGCTCTTCGACGAACCGCATGCGCTAGAGCAAGCGCACCAGCAAATACGGCCACTTCTCGCGGCAAAAGACGCAGATGACGTGTCTGCTGGCGACCGCATAGCCGGCCTCACCTCCATGATGGAGAGCGGGCGCATGGATACGCTGGCGCAGGCATTGCCGCTGCTGCTGAACCTCAAAGGTGAGCCATATTCGCTGATAAATCACTTCCCGTTCGAAGAGATTTTCAGGTTCCGCATGCCGTCATCGCTGACATACAAGACCGGACGCCAGGTCTCCAAGTCGACGTCACTAGCCGCGCACGGCATCGCCACGTCGATATCCATCCCAGATCTTACTACGCTGTATGTGATGCCGCTGTTCGAGCAAGTGCGCCGCTTCAGCTCAATGTTCGTGGCACCGTTCATTGACCAGAGCCCGGTACGGCATCTGTGGTCCGGAACCGACACGGTGAACAGCGTACTGCATCGTAGCTTCCGCAACCGCTCGAAGATGCTCTTCTCCTTCGCCTTCCTCAATGCGGATCGTGTCCGCGGTATTTCCGCAGACAAGGTCGCCATTGATGAAGTCCAGGATATGAATCGCGAGCACCTGCCGATCATCCGTGAGACGATGTCGGCCTCCAAGTGGGCGCTACGGCAGTTCACTGGCACACCCAAGACGCTGGACAATACGCTCGAGGCGCTGTGGACAGAGTCATCGCAGGCAGAGTGGTTTATCCCGTGTATGCACTGCACCACGCATGGCAGCCCAACATGGAACATCCCGACTATGGAGTTCCATCTTGAGAAGATCATCGGACCGTACCACAGCGGGATCAGCGAGGAACACCCCGCGACGATCTGCTTCAAGTGCGGTAAGCCGATATCGCCGCGGATGGGGCGCTGGGTGCACCGCTACCCAAAACGCGTGTGGGGGTCAGCTGGCTATCACGTGCCGCAGATTATCATGCCGCTGCACTACGCGAAGCCAGACAAGTGGGCCGAGCTGCTGGCCAAGATGGCCGGTAAAGGTAACACGCCGCTGAATGTTTTCTATAACGAAGTGTTGGGCGAATCGTACGATACAGCTGCCAAGATCGTCACGCTGACGGAAATCGAAGCAGTGTCGAACCTAGGCCCCAACGACTTCTCAGTGGCCAAAGGCAAGTGTGGTAAGTACCAGATGCGCGTGCTGGGTGTAGACTGGGGTGGCGGTGGCGAGAAGAAGCTGAGCTTCACGACAGTGGCACTACTTGGCGTCAAACACGACGGCAAGATCGACGTGTTGTGGGGCAAGCGGCTACTCACGCCGCATGACCATCTACGCGAGGCGCGCGAGATCAAGCAGTACTGGGACGCCTTCCGCCCGACCATGATCTGCCATGACTACACGGGTGCCGGCTCACTTCGTGAGACGTTCCTGATTCAGTCCGGCGTACCTAGCCGCTGCGTAATGCCATGTATGTACGTACGCTCGGCCAAGCAGCAGCCGTGCTACCATGTGGCTCCAACAGTAGATCATCCGCGCTCGCACTACCGCGTGGACAAGAGCCGCTCGTTATTGCTGACATGCGCAATGATCAAGTGTAAGCAGCTGCGGTTCTTTGACTCCGACTACAGCAGCCAGGAAGACCCCGGACTGATCCGTGACTTCCTGGCGCTCGTCGAAGACAAGGTGACCACGATGGCTGCTGGCGAGATCTACCGTATTGACCGGCAGGCAGGCTTCACCGACGACTTTGCACAGGCTGTGAACCTGGGCTGCGTCGGTATCTGGTACCGCACCAAGAAATGGCCACGGCTGCACGAGATTGCTGCGATCTCTGATGAGCAGCTACGCGCATCTGTGCCGCTGTCTGACTCCGAATGGGACGACGAGCTCATTCAGTAGTTAGCCGGCTATGAGGTTCCAAGCCGAGGCAAAAAGCACGGCGATGATGCCGGAGCACAGCCCGACAACAAGCCCGCCGGCCGCACACTCATTACACAGTAACCTTTGCGGGGTACTCGGTCCAGGCCTGCTTCCGTATCTCGAGCTCTGCCACAACAGCCGCCGATGTACTGAACACGTCGCGGAAGCATACCAACTCATGCCGCAGTCCGGCATACCGTTCCACGGTTATTCTAAGACCGTGCTCGGTAATCGCGTGCGCACAGCGCTCGACAACCCGGCCGGTCTCTATCGTCCAGAACTTGTACGGTAGGCTGGAGATGACATGTTTGTCCGCGGTCTTGAACGGAAATGTGGCACGCAGCGTACTGATCTCTTCTTCTGCGGCCTCTATCCACTCCTCCGCCACGGCGATTGCTTTTAGCGCCGTGTCTGACTTGATAGAGAGCGTGAGCAGCGCCGCAATATCCGTGCCGGTCATTAGAACCTTGCTCATTCTTTCTCCTTGTCACTGAGTTCCTGTTGCAGCTTGACGCGACGCAAGAGCTTTATTCGAGCGGAACGGGTAGGATTTGAACCTACGTGACTTTCGTCAACTTGTTTTCAAGACAAGGGCCTTTAGCCAGACTCGGCCACCGTTCCGTCGGCGTGTCGATCAGTGAGTAATCTCGAACCCGACCGACACGCCTTTTGTTGGCGTGCGAAGTTCTCGGCATCCGTTGTTGGCGTCACGGATGAACGACGCCTATGGTTGCTTCGCACGCCAGTAGGCGAGGAGGGACTTGAACCCACGACCGTCCGGATGTAAGCCGGAAGCTCTGCCAGCTGAGCTACTCGCCTATCCTAGAGTGGTACGGGGTGGAGTTGAACCGCCGACACCTGGATTTTCAATCCAGTGCTCTACCTGCTGAGCTACCGCACCTTTTCATCCACGACATAGCCGTGGTGCTCTAGCACTTCTTTACACAGCTGCAAGAATGCGTCGACAGACATGTCTGCTTTGGCCTTGTTTGCTGCGCTGCAAGCGATACCGAGATTATCTGCCTCACAGCTACCGCCATCCGCTCGCGGTACGATGTGGTCAAAATGGTACGTTTTTGGTTGCGACAGGTCGATAGGGCGTCCGGTCAAATAACAGGTAGTCGTCTCCCCGTATTTTTCACGAACAGTGGCTGCTGTGAGCGTATAGCTGCCGCGCTTACCGTAGCGATTACCGTTGACACGTTTACGTTGAAAGTCCCTACGCTTGTTATGCAGGCGTTGGCTGTCAGTTGTTTTGGCTTCGGGTACATGCTGACGCTTTGCGGGTCGGTTCTTGAAGTTGTCGCACTTCTTGAGCAGGACGTCATTACGGCGGTAATGCTGCTGGCGGCGCTGCGCTTTGGCTTTCTGTCCCTTGCCGCAATGATATGCAACTGTGCCTTTAGAGCATCCGAGCTCTGCGGTGATGCGGTTATAGGACCACCCCTTTGCGCGCAGCGCTAGTATCTGTTCTTGCATACTTTGCTCCTTACCCCAAGCATAGCATGTTTAGGGTACGAAGAAAAGAGCAAGAAATTAAGCGAGCCATAGAGGAGTCGAACCCCTTCTTGCAGATCCGTAATCTGCCGTGCGATCCATCACACTCATAGCCCACAACCCGGCCAAGACTTGAACTTGGAACCTCAGGGACCAAAACCCTGCGCTCTGCCAATTGAGCTACCGGGTACCGTTGTTCATACAGGCCCGTTGGGCAACTTGAAGATTGCCAGCGCTGTGCCGATAACACCCGAAAGGACTACGGCCCATCCAGCCGCTCCGTAAGCAACGCACTGGATAAAACTCTCTTCGGTATTCGGGTTCACCCAGCCGACGAACCCGCACAGCAGCGATAACACCAGTACCACCAGGATACCGATGACGCCGCCAGCGAAGCCGACTAGCGCCGTAATGGCGCGGTCTGTCCATACGCTGTTCATCGCATCTCCGTACTGTGGCCAAGTCGCCACGCTTCGTACCCGGGGTGCTTGTAGCTCCGGTTTCTGTTGGCCATGTACCTGTCCAAGCTGCTCGCCTGGCAGGACGCCACCTTGACGCTACCAGGCGTAGCGTTGCCGCCCGGGCCCAGGCCCCTGTTTCTGCGCTTCCACTCGTGCTTGTAGGCCTTCCTGGCCTTCTCCTTGTCAGCTTTCGTCTGCTGCAATGCCACGGTCGCTCTCCTTTTTTAGCTCTGGAAGGGTGAGCATGGCTACGTTCAGCCGTTGCTCTGTTTCTCTCCGGACGTTCGCCGCGGTCTCCGGCGTAGGGTCATCAAACATGTCCCTGAGGTGGGCGGCACGTTCCCGTCGATACAACGCCTGTAGCGCTGTGATCTGGCTCTGATGCTTGCGGTTGTCTGCCTCGTAGTTGGCACGCAAGGTCTCGAGAGCAGCGGTAAGCCGTGCAACCTCGCAGGTTTGCTTGACTAGCGCTTCGCGGCGACGACGGTTAGCGATTGCCTGCTTTATGGCGAAAAGCATTGCTTGTCCATCTCCTTGGCCTGGCGCTCAATATCGTCGTTGTGCGCGCGTCGCCGCCGCCTGAGCAGTTCAGCCGTGTATCGACCACACTCGCACCTGCACATGTGCGCCATTACGACGGGATCCAAATTGTACCGCCAGTTGAACTCGTCTTTGGGCTGCCGCAAGAACTGCCACCAGACCCAGATCCGCATCCATAGCGGCGTCCGCTTGTTCCAGATGCGTGTCATTCATCGGCCTCCCCGGCAGATTGGTGCGCCGCGGCCCAAGCTTGCTCCTGCTCCGCCAGCTGCTGCTCCAGCTGTCGCTCCAGCTGTTCGATCCTGCGATCCTTGGCTGCAAGCAGCTCATTGGCCTCATTGGCGATGTCTCGTGCGGGATTCGGGATCTTTACGAGCTCCAGCAGCCGATTGAACTGGGCCGTCATCGCGCGAATACGCGCATCTGTTGCCGCCTGATGGGCAAGCAGCGCGCCGCGCTCTGCGTCCCAAGTCTTGGGCGTATCCGTATCGGGTGCAACTGCTACCTGCGCACGCACGGCTTCGAGCGTTACCCCGAGGCCCGTCAGCACCTGGGCCGCGACGCCTTCCTGCTCGCGCAGCAGGCCGATCAGGACCTGCTCGGTGCTCACGTAGTTGAACTCGGTAACTCGGGCCTCCCCTTGCGCGTACTCGATGACCCTTTTAGCCCTGGGCGTTTGCGGTAGCTTGCCCACGGTGCCCATGTCGGGCCCGCTATGCATAAGCTTCTCTACCTCGAGCCGGACTTTCCGCGGATCGACGTCGAGGTTCTTCAGTATGTTGACTGCGACCTCGCCGTCCCCTTTGACCAGCCCAAGCAGGATGTGCTCGGTGCCGATGTATTCGTGATTGAACCGCTGCGCCTCTTTGTTGGCCCGCTGGAACAACCTCCTCGCATCATCTGTGAACCGCTCGTACATGAGCATCTCCTTTAGTCATTCAAGTAGGTAAGTGGCGCTCTCAGCCCTCTCTGGTACACACCGCCGCTCCTCAACGCCATCGTCCAGCCCAAGCGGCCCCGTGATCTGGATTCCCAATAGTCCGGGTAGGATTCGAACCTACAACCGCCCGGTTTTGAGCCGGGCCGCTCTGCCAATTGGACGCACCGGACCGTAGTGGCCCAGGTGGGATTCGAACCCACAGCATCCCGGATTTTAAGTCCAGGTGGTCTGCCACTTGCCTACTGGGCATCGAGTAGGCCGAACAGGAGTCGAACCCGCACTGGCTAGGCCCTCGACCTAGCGCCTCTGCCAATTGGGCTATCGGCCCCAATGGGAAATGGAGGAGTCGCACCTCTTGGTGACCGCCCGACATAATGCCAACAGATTTACAGTCTGCCGTCGGGAACATCGCCCTGCTGAATGGCTCAGGTGAGATTCGAACTCACAGCATCCCTGGTTCTAAGCCAAGGTGGTCTGCCAGTTGCCTACCGAGCCGGCTTCTGCCGGTTCTACGCTGCAGTCAGCTCTCAGATGGCCACGGGTGTACCGTCCGGGCCTTCGAGCTGTATCATTGTAGGGCATCGTTTCGGGATTACAAAGGCCGCAAAGCGAAAACCCTTGCCTTCGGTTGGGCGCTCATGCAGCGCTGTGGCGAAGCTCATGTTGTCGACACCGAGGGGCATTGCTGGCCCCCAGTAGACAGCATCAAGGTGGTTGGTGTAATGCCCGCCGCTTTTCTTGCAGCTACATGTCCGTGTCTCGCTTCGCAGCTTGACAATGTCGCCGCAGGCATCACAAAAGAGCAATTTCAAGTGCTGGTTCCTTGCTGCTGTCGTTGATGGTGGGCCTCGACCTCGGCAATGCGTACCTTGCGGCAAGCAGGGCAAAGCGATTTAAGCCATCGCGGCCCGCATGCCTTGACGTCATCAGCACTGCCGCAGACCTCGCAAACCTTGTATGCTTGCGCCTCGGCCGCCGATATTAGATCGTGGACTGCTGAGCTAGCGGCGCCAACGTAGAAGCGCAGGCCGCCGAACTTCTCCTTAATCTGGAAGATCGCGACGTCCTCGCTGTTAGGCTGCGCCGTAATGTCGGCGCACAGCTTGTCGAGCAGGTCGTACCACCCGTCGCCGCAACCAACTCCGTCCACCATACGCGTTTGTTGCGTATCGCCGTGGCGGTCGCGGAAGAGCCCCGGGTACTTAGTGAACAGTTGCTGCTCCAGTTCCTCTCTCATCTCGAATCCTCACTCTCCTTAGGTTACGTAAAGGCGGTGATGCCTGCGACACACGGTTGAAGTGGCCCGCAGACCAGCGATTGCACCACTTAATCAGGTACGGCGCGCTGAGTTTGATGTCTGGATGTTCGTGGTCATGGCCTTTGCTCAGGTCAATGGCTTTGAGCGAGATCATGTCCACATGGACCGGTAAATGGCAACAAGCCTGTGCATGTGTCGCTTCAGCGAGTTCTCCACGGCTATGTCATAGAAGCTGTACCACTCTGACAGCTCCTTAGCGCGCTGCGCGTCTTCGGGTATGCCATACGTCGGTTTCCACTGGCATATCCCGGGCCTATCGGGTATGTCCTGAAAGTGGCTAATCAGGTCGAGCTTCTCTCGTTCTTCGTGGATGTACTCAGCGAGCTCCTCGTACCTCTTGTTGTACTTCTTGTGCCACCAGTCATAGAGCTCCTGCATCTCGTCGCGGACGTACTTCTCTTCGCCGGCCACAGTGATCATGTGCGCATTCTCGCCGTACCACTCTACGTGGCCATCAGGGCCGCACTCTCCTTCGATGAACTGCGACAGTATCTCGAACATCATGTGTGGCAAGATGACGCAGCGGTCATGCCAGGTGTGCGACAGGTACCGTGGCTTGATCGTGGTGTGGCGCTTCCATGCCCAGCACTTGAAGCTGTACCACAGGTTTGCCGGGTGATACCATGGCCGGCAGATACGCTTGAAGCCCTTCCAGAATCCGTCAGCAATCACTACGTCCATGGTTTACTCCTCTTTGGGTAGGGGCGCATTCTCCCAGCCATTAACATGGCACATCTGAGCAGCTGCACAGTATAGGCATCGGCGGCGGGGTGGCAGTGATCCAAGGATCTTCACCCATTCGTGAAAACCCAGGCGGCACAGCACCCACTGAATAGCAGCACCAATATGGTTAGTCATCTGTGTTTGGTGGGCGGCTTCCGGAAACTCCACTTCGGGTCGAAGCCCTTGGCCTCAACGTCAGATCCTGCCCCGCCGACGCGATTACGTCGTAGTAGTCCTTGAAGTCGCTGATGATCTGCATGCTTTCCTCGCAGGTTAGGCTTTGCCGGCGTTTTCGAGCACCTCAGTGAGGGTTTGTGCGTTTAGTGAGTAGATAATTGCTGCATGTACCCGCTTGCAGTAGGCCTCCGAGCCTGCCGCCAAAATGATTTGGCAATCGTCTACGCTGCGGAACCAGGCGCGGATGATCCACAGATCTGGGTCATTAACCGACAGGCCAGGCGGCATGTTGTCTACATCATGCGGCGCCTTGTTTGCCGTATCGTACGCGTCGATAGTGATCAGATCGAAGCCATTGAGATCAGTCAGTGTGTCACCCTCAAGGGCGATCCAGTTTGCCATGTGTCTCTCCTTTTTGTAGTGATTGTAAAGTCGGGCATGCTGGATTTGAACCAGCGCCTTCCTGCTCCCAGAGCAGGCGGGATACCAGGCTTCCCCAATGCCCGAGAAATACCCGGGGCTCCCCTTCGGTAGGAAGGAGCCCCGGGCCAAACCACGAATGGTCGTAGTTTCGTTGATTTTGTTCAGCTGAACAAGGTTCAGCTAGACTCGCGTCGTCTCCGCAACGTCTTGACCGTTGCCGCGGACACCTGTCAGCGGGTCCAGGAGCCGAGCTGCGATGCTTGGCACCATCTCCTTGAGCGTGTCGAAGACGTTGTCGTCGACGCCAAGGATCTTCAGAGGCGTGGCGTGGTAGTGCGCTACTAGCTGAACAGGGCCTCAAAGGCCTCAACGGCTGCAGGCTGCGGTCCGCGCGACACAGTGCCGCGTGGGCGCGAAATTGCGCGACGATTCCGTCGTGCTGGTCGCCGAGTAGGACCAACGCTCCGGAAGGTTTGTCGTGCGACCCAGCAATCTTCACAAAGGTCGCCGTACGGGCCAGTAGGCTGGCCACACTTACATGGCATCAGAAGTCTTCGGTCCTCTCTGGGTTGTAGAAAAAGGCGCTGCTTGGATGCCTGAACCGTGACAAGGGTTTTCCGGTCCCCTTGCCCTCTGGGCATCCCAATCACCGTCAAACGCAAGGAACAGCGCAAGCGTTTCCGTGGGTGATCAGAGAGGGCGTATACACAGTGGGGGCCGCGTTAGCTGCCCTTGGGCGTCCACAGTTATTCGCCGATCTGCCTTTCGGCCAGCGCCGTAGTTGAAAATGAGTGGAGACGGAGAGACTCGAACTCTCAACCCCTACCGTGCAAGGGTAGTGCTCGCCCAATTGAGCTACGCCCCCGAACATGCGGGGCCACCTCCTAAGGCCCCTTGCACTACAGATTTTACGGATTTCGCCTTATCCCGCGACAGTGAAGCCGTCGGACCCTGACCATCAGGGAGTAGTGTTACCGTTGTAAACACCGCAGCGGCGCGGACTCGAACCGGCCACCTCCCCATCTATGGGGCGCTCTACCAACCGCGCAGGATTAAGCGTCAGACCGCGTCGACTCGACTGACACCAAACCTCCCTTGTGGTATTTGCCTTCCGCAAA